ATGTCTTCCAACAGTTGTGACCCTTCCTACAACGAGTGTGCAAAGTGTATCGAAAAGGGCAAGGATACATGCTGCGTCTGCAAAACCTGTCTTTGTCGCTGTGGCTGTGCACGGATGGCCCCCTCCGCTGGCTCTCGCGCGCTGGTGGATACGCTGGTACCTCCGCCACCAGTTGAGTCATCTCCTTTTAAAACAACCCTCTTCACCGATGACGAACTCGCCGGTCTTAGAGACAGCTATCGTGCTAAGAAGGATTCTCTGCGCAGGACAGCAGTAGTTGATAAGGCGGTCGAGTACTACTATCAGATATGTATGTCGAATCGTGCTAATATCTTGGCGGGCCTTCACGCCAATATTGAGAGCTGGAAAGAGATCGATGGGGAGAGACTAAAATGGTCTTATGCCTTCAGCTTCATATCGGTTCCTTATTTAAAAACTTGGCAAATCACCCGTGACGTCCTTCATTTGGAAACCACTTTTGAAGCCTATGGGTACAAGAAGAGCATGTGGAATATCTACCGCCACACAGATTTCTGCACAAAGCTCTTGTCGCGTCTTGGTCTTGACCCAACCCACTTCGGCTTCAAGAATCTGTCTTATCCAGAAGAGGATGGAACCATCATGAACAAGGTGAATCTTGTGTTCACGTGCTAAAACTAAAAAGAAAAAATAAAAAATTGAAACAGCGGCGGACTCATTTTTTGTATCCCAACCAAGAACAACAAGAGCAATAATGTCTTCAATCACCCATCCCGCCAAGTTCTTGGACTGCTGCGCCAAGCTAGAGTGTAACTCTTCTCGTCTCACGCATATGTTTACCAACCGCCAGCCGAGCATCTTTCTACCGAGCAAGGCTCTCACGGTGACACGTGTCAATCTCAAGCCCGCTGCTTCTCAGCAGGTTATCTCGCCATTAATTCGTATCTCTCTCCCTAAACTCCCTGAGGTGATGGCAAACTACGAGATGGGCGACTGGAAGGCTCGTGTCAACACTGTGTTTCGCATGACAAAGGGGCGTAAGCAGCAGCAAGAGAAGCTCATGAACCGGCTCCGCTTTTATCTCAGCATTCGCGGCACGATTCAGGCACAGACATATATCAATGAGAAGTATGTGTCAATTCCTACAATGCCAGATGGTCTTTATCTCTACTACATTCTCAGCGCTCTCGTACGATGCCCAGAGTTGATGGCAACCAACCGTGACCGTATTCTTTGGGCAAAGTGCTGGACTGCAGTGTCTTCACACGATGAGAATATTGAGGCGCTAAAGAATATTCACCCCATTCTCTATGAGAACACTGTCAAGCGGATTGAGTGCTATAAGAAGGCTCTCAAGGAGTATCTCACAATTATCGAGACTCGCTCAGACTACTGCGTCTAAATAAAGGCCCATAATTTTATTCCCAAAGGAATAAAATTGAGAGCTAAACGCCCATAATTTTATTCCCAAAGGAATAAAATTGAAAACAACAAACTATTTTTAATTGTATCCAACAAATAAGATGAAGGCTGTTATTCGCATCTTTGTCGACGAGTACGAGACGACTATTAAGAATCTCAAGGGAAATGAAATTGCTGCAATCAAGGAGTCAATCTGTGATTATATGGCATCTGAAAACACAATCTTCAATGTGGATTTGACAACATACATGGACCCTGTTGCTCTTAATGTTCCTCCAGAGTTTATGGAGAAGATTAATAATAAGCGATTTCAGTTATACCCATATGGGTTTAATAAGAATCTAAAGATTCAGATGGACTATGTGAATACAGACAACTTTGTTTGTAACTGTTACGACTTATATTGCTATGGTAAATGTGGCACTCTTAATTGCGGATGTATTGATGTGTGTCACAACAGATGCGGCATGAACGACTATGATAGTTATTAGAGTGAATAAAAAAATTGATTTTGCCAGCCCACATTTTTTAGTTATTCAACAAAGATGGAGCAGTATTCTAATGACACTGAGCGCTATATTCACACTCTTCGTAGCATCGCAGACGAGATGGACATGAACATGGATATGACTATGGGTGAAGACATTCAGCGTGGCAACTACTTTATTCGTGCAACAGAGATTCATCCTTTCTTCTCCAAAAAGAAGAGGCTTGTTGTAGACCTATGTAAGAATATTATTGAGCAGCAGCAGATTATCAAAGAATCTGGCGGCAGTGTAAACGAGCAGATTGTGATAATTGAGAAGATGTATTATGTCTTTACGGAGTATCCAGAGTTAATCTCTCAGAATGCTAGGTTCCGTAAGGTGGTCTATGAGAAGGTTAACGAGCACTCTGAGGCATGTATAAGAAAGAATATTGAGGTTCCTCAGATTTTGAAAGACATGCCATTCATCCTAAAGATGCTTGAGGCTCGTTCTGATTACATTAGAGAGGTGCCTCCTCTGCCTCTTCCTCTTCCTCTAGCAATCAATGCGTCACCTCTACCGACCCCGTCTACAAGGCAAGATGTATGCGACTCGCCTTCTCATAACTATAATCTGAGGTCAAAGAGACAGCGTCTGTATTAAGAAAGATTATCCATAAAATTGAATCCACAAACCCCATTTTTAATGTATCCAAAAATGTCTTCGATCAAGAATTCTCATATTGAAGAGAGTTTTGCTCCTAACGCACACGAGAACATTGATGATTCTTCTCAAACTTCTATGGATGGTTCTGAGTATCCAGTTAAGAGATATGCAACAAGATTGGCAAATGCTGAAGCAATCTCAAAGAATCTAAAAGCTGAGAATTTGAAACAAGTAAAAAATCAGATAAAGAAAGAAGAATCAGAGCAACTGCGTTATTTATCACTTGACAATGCATCAAAGGAAGTAGAGATACTAGAATTGAAGGAAAAGCTTGTAAAACTAGAAAAAATCGTAAAAGCGTTTGAGAACTTTGAAGAACTAATGAAGAAGTTTGAAAGAAATGCCAAAGTATACGAAGGACTTATAGGTGAATTAAATAACAAAGACTATAAGGAACTCATGAATCATGAAATTCAGAAAATTGAGATTATCCCTAATCCAACTTTAGATATTCCAGAACTAACTTGTACTGTAAACGCACTATCTCATTCTTTCATTTATAAAAAGAAGATAGAGGAGATTAACCGTGAAAGATTTCATGAAGCAATCTTTACAAAAGCAAGTGTGTCAAAGCGTATACTCTTTCGCTCTATCGAGTTTGTAGTTGGTATTCTTATATTTATTATATTGTACAAAAAAGTCTTGACAAATTGAGATTTAAGGTATCTGCTAAGAGGTCTAAAAAATTTTTTATTCTAGTTTAAAAGATGGTAGAATTCAAGGTATTGAATAGTAAGTTAGTAAAAGAAAACGTAGGCTATAAAGAATATTATAATGTTATTATAACTATACCAAATTTAGAGGTATATGAAGTAACAAAAGAATCTGCATCTAATTTTAATAATAGAATCCATTACGAATTAGATGTTTTATTTTGGAATCCTCTAATATCTTTAACAAGAACATCTACAGAATATATTTATACTATAAGAATTTATAATATATATTCTCTTAATAATGTTAATAAAGTAAAGAACTTGGTAAACAATATATTCAATACCTTTCCATTTGTAAGAAAAAATAATAAGCGAAAGCAATTATCTTTTGATGATAATATCTCGAATAAATTAGTGAAATTAAGTATATAAAATTGATTTATTTTATCACTATTATTATATAGGAAAATGGAGAATATAAAAAATACATTTGTATTTGAAGGCAGCCTAACTAAAGTTATTGAAGAATGGGAACAGCATGGAACAATTGTTGTACCTAAATTTACATATATTGTTACTGAAAAAGGTGAAAATGGAGAGCCGCCAGTTAAGAAGATGCGTATTACTTAAATAATTCCCATAATTGCTCTTTTCTCAGGGCGAGCATCAAAATCCAACTCAACAAATTCTGTAGTAGAATAAAAGACCTTACTAAGACCATACTTTTTTACACACTTCTCCAAGAATTGATGACAATCATGGCAAGGCTCAGAGTTCTGAATCTTATCTAATCCCTTCTTTGTAACACACCGAGAAATACGAATAACATACATAGTAGCGCCGCGAAGCTTAGCAAAATCGCCAAGTTCTTTTACAACATTTTTCTCAGCATGGATTGTACAATCAGAATATCCAGCACCACGAGAGCGGGAGCCAATCTTATTTGTTGCCATTGCTATAACCTTATTCCGCTTTACAATAACAGCCACATGAATACTCGTCTTATGAGTCTTCACGAGGTTGGAAATAGTCTTGTTAGCAAGAATGTCAGGAACAAATGACTGCATGTTTAGTGCAAAATATAAGGGGAAATAAAATTCAATTTTTAATATACAATGTACCAATGTTTATTTCGTTTCATATATGATATCTTTGTAACGCCTACTAGATGATTATAGTGTAAAATATAAGGCTCAGACTTATCCCATCGCCGCTCTGATAGATATGTACCGTTTGGAAATAAATCTCGGTTAAAATATTCAAATGGGACTCCATATTCTACAATCTTTTTATTCACCCACACTTGGTCTTCACGTATTTCACGCCAACTTGTTATATTATCTATCAAGAAAGGACTTTTTTCTAAAGGTTGCTGCTTTAATGTAAAAAAGCCAGTACACCCATTTGCTCTTGAATTTACTGCTCGATATAAATCATCATTCTGAAATATTATTACACTATTAGTGGTGGCAAATTGTTCCTTAATATATGGCATAAAATCTTTAAAGACAATAATATCACCATCCATATATGTAATATATTTAACTTCTGATGGAACGCCTAGTCTTATCTCTTCCATTAAATCTAATTTTATCTTATTAAATGTCATAAATGTTTCAGAGCCAAACTGACTTGGCTGGGTTCCGAGAAAAACACTTGTATTAGGATTCTTATATATACAAGACACGTTCATTCCTTGTAAAAATTTATAAGACTCTCTATCCACACAAATAATCATAAGTTTCCACGGAACATTTGCTTTTTTAAGAGATTCATAAAGATTATATGTAATATATTTATAACCATTTGTTGTCATTGTCCATATTAATGCTTCATCTTTAATGTATGAGGTATAGTTCATGATTATTTTTATGGCTTAGTTTTTTAGACCGAAGTATAAAGAGGTTACACTAAATATATTTAGATGATGGATTATGAATCTATCAGAATAAATAAACATGATTTGGATTTCTCAAAAGTAAATATATATGTTCTTCAACTTGAAAATGGTAAATACTATGTTGGAAAAACATCAAAGAATATTTGTGAACGTTATCAAGAACATTTTAAAGGCGAAGGCTCTGCATGGACTCGTAAATATAAACCAGTGTGTGTTCTTCAAGAATATATCGGTGTAACAGATTTTGATGAAGATAAAATTACAAAAATGTATATGTCAGAATACGGCATTGAAAATGTTCGTGGAGGTGCATATTGTCGTATGGAAATGCCTAATAGTCTTGTCAAACTTCTTTATCGAGAAATTTGGCATGCGCAAAACAGATGTTTAGAATGCGGAAGCAGAAACCATTATGTCGCAAAATGTAAATCCTTCATTGATGAGCCTAAGAATACACTTTTCCGAATTGAAACAGTTGAACGGAACAATACGGATTGGTATTTAATTTTGGGATTTTTATATTTTACATTTTATTTTTATAATAATCTAAATAATATATATAATGCCTTCGCTCAATAATACCACCGATAGCCGCGCCAGCGGTTACCCTCGCAGAGAGTATATTACTACTTCGGCTTTCAATAACGACCTTCTTACATACACTTCCTCTAGAAGTGTTACAGGAGTTGTAACTGGCACTTTAACACCTGTAACTGGCGGCACTGCCGCAAATTGCCCGGCGAATCGCATTCTTCGTGAAAATGGCCGCCGTCTGTATAAAGACGCTACCGTCGGTGTCAACACTTTATTGGTTGGCGTGTATGATTCTATTAGCGGATTATCTGGTGTAATTGACCCTAACTCGCCCAGATTCGCCATGTACAATGGAGACAGGTCTGTATTCCTTGATAATGGTGTAGACCCTGTTACCGGCTTAGTTGACCAGGGCCCTCCCATTTACACTCGTGGCACTGTGACAGCTGGCTCTGGTTTATTCGTTAATGCCGGTGATGCAATCACTGCTGTAGTGACTGCCGCCTCTGCTGCGAATGGTGTTGTTACATACACTGCAACAAACACATTTTCAGCTGGTGAACTTGTAAGTGTTACAGGACTAAGCACATCTGCTTTCAATTTAACAAATGTTTTTATTGCCACTGCCACCAGTGCCCTATTCACAGTATCTAACCCTGCCACCGGAACCGCTGTGACAGGTGCTAATGGTCTTGCCAGTATTGGCCAGACAACATTAGTTGTCCCTAACAATGTACTTGGTACTGTTGCGTCTGGCTCTGTACTGTCTGTTTCATTCACAGCTACAGTGTCAAATGTAACATACGTTTCGGGGACAGGTGTTGTAACTTACACTGTTGCCAATACATTTACTGCGGGTCAAAGTGTAACAGTTTCTGGCATTACTGGCGCTACAACTGCAAATGTAACAAATGCCTTAATTATATCTGCCTCATCGACTGCGTTTACTGTTGTAATTGCTCAAGGTATCTCATTCGGCACACCCGCTGGCACAGCTGTTGCGACAGTTACAGTTGCTGGTATGAATGTAACTGCGGGTGGCTTAGCAGTAAATGCTGGTAGCACTTCAACATCTGCTTCAATTTCAAATACCAGCGTAGCTTATAATAGCACAACTGGTGTTCAAACATATACTGTTAGTAACTCATTTATCGCTGGTCAACTAGTCACTGTAAGTGGATTTACAGGCACTGATGCGGCTGCAGTTAATATTAGAGGTGTTATTGCTACAGCAAGCCCAACTGCATTCACAATTAATGTAGCAACTGGCTTAGCGACAACCGCAACTGCCACATTAGTTGGTACAGGTACAGCCGTTGCCACCCAACCTTCTCTTACAGTTACAAGCGCAAATACAACTGTAAATAATGGTCTTGTTGCTGCTGGTGGACTGAATGTATTTAGTAGTCCAGCAACCGCTATAGCAAGTGCAACCTCTATTGTGAACTACTCTGCTTCACAAAGTTTATACACTGTTGCCAATTCCTCAGCGACAACAACTATTGTTATTACTACAAGCTTCCCCGCTGTTGGCGCTGTATTTTATATTGCAATAACACAGAGTACTGCTGCCTTAACTGGCGTGCTGGTAACTGGTGCTACTGGTACATATGCCGCATGTGGAGCAGGCCCTATAGGTCTTGTTCTATGCACAGTTGTTCGTGTAACATAATCTTAACCCCTAACAATATAATCAACATGACATAAACACTCTAACTTGTTACCACCTCCGTAACTGATAGCACTTTGAAGAGATTCTTCAATATGCTTCATTTCTTCTAGCATTGTATGTGGCCTCATAGATAGTAGTTTCTTTGTTCCTTCAATGCGATTCTTTTTATTTGATTGAAATGACGACGCAGACCCCCAGAATTCCTTGTAAGTAAGCCCATCTGTGCCTTTTACAATACTTCCAGGGGAATCACTTAATCCAGAAAACATTCCACCAATCATCACCATAGAGGCGCCTAATACAATACTTTTCGCAATATCTCCATGATGACTAATTCCTCCATCTGCAATAATTTTAGCAGTTTTAGCTGTCCTTGCACAGATTTCTACAATAGATGCTTGAATGCCACGACTTCCAAAGCCTGTTGCGTTATATGTAGTACATGCCGAGCCAGGACCAATGCCCACTTTAATAGCATTAGCGCCCCACAATTCAAGGTCAGCAACAGCATCAGCAGTTGAAACATTTCCAGCAATAATGAAACTGTCTGGTAAATTTGCCTTAATATATTGAATCATAGAGCGCATTTTAATACTATGACCATGGGCAATATCAATTGTAATATAATCTGGTGTAATATTATGGATACGCAAAGTGTCCACAATATGATACGCATCAGCATTTACACCAAGTGAAATACTTGTATATAGTTTGTGAGAAATCATAGTTCTACAGAATTTCAAAGTATCTACATTAAACCGGTGCATAACATAAAAATAACCATTCTTTGCTAACTGAATAGCCAGTGCCTCGTTTATTACACATTCCATATTTGCGGGTACAACTGGTAGTTTAAAATTATATTTTCCAAATTGAATACGTGTACTACATTCATTTCGTGACTCTACAATACACATTTTAGGAATTAAATTCATTCTGTCATAGTCATAATGTACCATTTCTACATATACTACGTAGCATGTGTTTATATGGACTTAGCTTTATTTATCCAGTATTCAAGGCTCAGTTTTTCTCTATTTGTCGGTTTCATTTTAGCAATATGACTTGTTAGCCTAAGTACGTTTACATCACACCAACTATTCACTATACATACATTTAAATCTTCAAATAATGGGTCTAGCCCAGAACTTTTAATGATTGGAATGCATCCCAGAATCAAGGCTTCCCATAATCTATGCGTATCTAATCCACCACCATGAGGGCATAATACAAATACAAATTGACTCATATGTTCCCATGTAGGTTTTCGCTGTATATAGTTTGGTTCAAAATAACATAATTCTTTAGGAATTTGTGCTAAACATTCTTGACGGTCGCCACGTTGATTAATACCCCATTCTGAAAAATGAAAATTTACATAACAAGCAAAGTATCGCTCACCTAATGGTTTCTGTACTACAGATTTCAATATACTTTCTTGAACACTTGGTTTAGAGCCAACGCCCCAAGGATGTAATTCTCGTTCATTTGTGTTTGTATGATAATCAAGTCCAATTGGTAAATTAGAAATCTTTGCATGTATAATAGTAAGATTTTGACAATACCAATGAATTATTTTTGGATTATCAATATATTCTTCAAATCCTTCAAAAGGCATTGATACATCAGAATCTCCAGAAATTAATATAAAGCTATGCTTAATATGTGGTAAAATATATTTGAAAAACTCGAGTATCGCACTATTATTTACATAAACTAAATCATTTTCTTTTGTTAAAAAATACTGATCTAGTTCTAAATGAGTATCACTAGAAGCAAAAGCACTATTATGTATATTACATGATTTTAATATGCCGCGTGAACTAATGTATTCACACTCGTTTTCCATTGCTATTATAATAAAAATTTGATTTTTAACCCATATTATAAAAGTAGAATGAAACCACTTTCTTTTCTTGGTAGTATACTTGCTTCTACATTGACTTTCTTTTCTACAAACACCCCTCGTACTTTAGAGCCACGAACCAGTGATACTTCTTCTATGACTCCTAACTTTAGTTATAGTAACAGCAAGAGTTTTACAGCTTGGCCGAGACCCTCTACGACAAGTACTAATCTAGTATCTTGCAGTCATGAAGACGAGCTTTTCTAACTATATAAATAGGATGGTAAAAACACGTAAGAATTATATGAGACTGCCAAAGTATTCTGGAACTATGAAAGGAATTCATGAAACATTATTAGCACGTTTTTTAAGAGTATTATAAACAGCAGTTTTTATATCAGATACATGTGGATACAATTTTACAAGTTTAGAAGTATCAAGTTCATTATTAGAGCGCTTTGATTTTAGCATCAAAGATTGTTCTTCATAAGTCATTATTTTCCAAGTTTTATTAGTATCTACAAATTCTTTATACATAGACAAAATTTCCTCATGAGAAATAGTCCCAGGATTTGTAAGATTTATTGTACCAACCTTTTTATCTAATGCCATATCTACCATAATTGGCAGCAATTCATCTAAAACAGTCATAGAATTTGGCATGCTGCATATTTTTTCATAACCGACGATTTTTGTAATAAAATCACGCGGATTTGGTTCTGCACTAATAGGCATACGAATACGTACATTTAATACATTTTCTTTGTACAGATTCATAAGCTGGTCAGTAAATCCTTTTACAATAGAATAAGATGAACCAAAAAAGTTAGGTTTTGCTGATTCATCAAATGATTCTAACCCATTATATTCAAATATACATCCAGTTCCTAAATATGTTAAATGAATTCCTTTATCACTACATAGTTTTGCAAGAATCATTGGGCCAAAAAGATTATCACGAATATTTTCCGTTAGTTTGCCATCGTGCTCTAAATAATCTATTGTAGGAATTTCTACATTATCTATAAAGCCATGAGTTCTTCCAATTGTACTTATAATATGTGTTGGTTGTAAGACATTAATTTCTTCAGTAATTCTTTCGATATTATCTACTCGTACAGAGCTGTTATATATTTTTATATCATTTCTTTTTTGTAAAATAACTAGTAATTGTTTACCAATCCAACCATTTGAACCTAGTAATAATACTTTTGCCATATATTTTATATTTAGAAGATATTTAAACCAATTATTAAATATATAATAAATGGATTATGAGCCAAAGGTAATTCTTATTACTGGAGCATGCGGATTCATCGCTTCAAATGTATTGAATTATTTATGTAGTAAGTACCAAAATCTTACATTTATAAATATAGATAGGCTCGATTATTGTTCTTCATTAAAGAATATAGATGTAAAAACTAATAATTATCATTTTTACAAATGTGATATTCGTAATGCTGATATGATTCTATATATTCTTAAGAATCATAATGTAGATACAATTATCCATTTCGCTGCTCAAACACACGTAGATAACTCTTTTGGCAATTCTATTCAGTTCACCCAAGATAATGTAGTAGGTACGCATACGCTGTTAGAATGCTCTAAAGAATATGGTAGCATACAACGTTTTATACATATTAGTACAGATGAAGTATATGGTGAAGTTGAATTAGATGGGGATGAATGTCATGAAACTACTATTTTGAAACCAACAAATCCTTATGCAGCGACAAAAGCCAGTGCTGAGCATTTAGTTTTTTCATATTATCATTCTTTCAAACTACCTATTATTATTACACGGGGGAATAATGTATATGGCCCTCGTCAATATCCAGAGAAACTTATTCCAAAATGTATTGATTCTATTAAAAAAGGAATTCCCTTTACAGTTCATGGAGAAGGGAAAACAGTTAGAAATTTTATTCATGTAGATGATGTTTCAACAGCAGTTGAAACTATTTTGTTTAAAGGTATAATCGGTGAAATATATAACATTGGTTCTAAAAATGAATTTAATGTTATTGAAATTGTAAAGAAAATAGTAAAAGCAATGAAAGGGCATGAAACTATAGAGCAATATATAAAATATGTAGAAGACCGTCTATTTAATGACTTACGTTATAGTGTATCTAATACTAAGCTTGTTAGTCTAGGATGGAATGAAAAGATTTCATTTGAAGATGGACTACAATCTACAATCGATTGGTATACTACATGCGACGAGTCACATTGGTTGCTTTAAAAATATAAAAATTGATAACAGTTCCCAAAGTATTTTTATTATACAATGGTAAAGTTTGTAATTTTCGATACTGAGACAACAGGTCTTCCAAAGTTTTCTAAGAAAGATGCTGTGCTAGAAAAGAATAACTGGCCAGATATTGTTTCTCTTTCTTATGTGGTATATGATATCTCAAATGGAAAGAAACTAATTAAGAAAATTGATAATATCGTAAAGCCTCAAGGCTGGGTAATTCCAGAAGAATCAGTACAGTTTCATAATATTACACAAGAATATGCAATGGAAAATGGTAAAGACCTATATGATGTTTTAGCGAACTTCATTAACGATATTCAAGACGCAAAACTCATTATTGCTCATAATCTACGTTTTGATAAGAATGTAGTATTCAATGCTATGAAATGGAGACTTGACATTGACCCAACACACATGTGGCCACAGAATGCTGAATTCTGTAGTTTCGAGCAATACAAAAGCGAAGTAGGACATACAAGAAAAAAGTTAAATCTAAATGCTATGTATGAAGATACTTTTAAGAAGCCGGCTCCACTGAACGCCCACAATTCTATGCGAGATGTTGAAGTCTTAGATGAAATTTTCTGGGAGCGCTGGATGAATACTAGTATGGTATAAAAATTGAAATTATATCATACAATATATTAGTATCAAAATGTCTAATCTTACAATGGAACTTGTAAAAAATAGATATAATTCTATAGTTAATAGAATGCATCTTTGTGTAAATACAAGAAACAGAGGAGTTGCTGGTCACTTACTTGAGAAACTTCTTGAAATTCCTCATTCATCTAACTGTCTTGATATGGTTGATGGAGAGTTAAAAGTATTTCCTTTAAAACCAAACGGTTCTGTAAAAGAGTCTGTTGCTATTACAATGGTAAATAAAGATACTTTAAAAACAACTGTATTTGAAGAATCAAGAGTTTATAAGAAACTACAGAATACACTCTTTGTTCCTTACAAACGAGATGGAGATAATGTATGCTTTATGGAAGCAATCCATTTCACAAAAGATAGTCCATATTTTGAGCAATTAAAAAAAGATTATATTGATATTCAAACAAAACCATTTTCAGGAACTGTTGGAAAGTATTTGCAGAGTAGAACAAAAGGAAAAGGTCATGGAACAACAAGTAGAGCCTTTTATTTACGAGCATCTTTTATGAAACTTTTGTTATCAACACCTCATTCACTCTAGAAGCAGGGTCTTTAGCATTAATAGCACGTCTACAAGATATAATTTTTGTAGTATACTGTGGGCTTGGAAAAGTCGCTTTCACCAATTCTACTTCTGCGTTCGACATTACAAACTTATTTTTCATTTCTTTACAAATCTTAAATAGTTTCTCATGATTATCTAAACTAAATCCTTCAGATACATAACTAACAAATGAGTTCGCTGTAATAGGAGCATATGGTGGGTCAAGATATACAAAATCTTTTTCAGTTAGATTTGTAAGAGCATGTTCAAATGAACAGCAACGGAATTCAACATTCTGTATAAGTTTTGAAATATCTCTCAAATGATCTTCTTCGTAGATTGTCGGAGAATCATAATGGCCGAACGGAACATTAAATCCAAGAGGACCTTCACGATATACTCCACGAAAGCATGTTTTGTTTAGAAAGAGTAATACAGCACTCGCTTCAATTGTAGCTCTACTTGCCATACCATTAAATCTACTCCGCATATAATAATAATAAGATTCTTGAGAAGTCAGTGCTTCTTCCATAGTACTTGCTTTTCTATTCACATCCGTTCCTTTGATATTATTATATACATCTACAATCTTTTTTATCTCTGTAATAAACAGCTCACAACTATTCTGGATAAATTTGTATAAAGCAATCGTATTAGGATTAATATCACTTGCGTAAACCTTTCCTTTAAAATCTGTATGAGACAAGAATCCTAGCAATACACTTCCACCTCCTAGAAACGGCTCGTAGTAGTTATTAATTTCTTTCGGGAATGAAGCAAGAACTTCTTCAATAATCTGTGTTTTACCACCAACCCATTTGAGAAATGGTCGTGCAAGTGGTTTTGTAAGTGCTAGTATTACAACCTTTTCTACAGGTTTCTTACAAGGAATTTTCTTTATCTTGTGTTTATCAAAATGCGATTTCTGGTCAAATGTTTTATCACATTTTTCGCATAGATAGGTAACCATTCTATTAACTAATTTTCTTTTGGGATCAAAGTATTCAAATTTATTGTAATATTACGGGCTTGCGTAATATTTGTTAATACTAGAGAGATGCCTTGGTTGACTAAGAATAAACCTAAGAATAAACCTCCCAATAACAAACCTCCCAATAACAACAAAAGACGTCATACGCATGTGAGAAATCTGTTTAAAAATACGGCGAAAAATGTGTTTAAAAATACGCCGCAAAATGAAGACGACTATAGAAAGCAAACTATTGTTAGAATAATAGATGCAGTTATTGATAATAAATTAGATGTATTAAAAGAACTATTAAATGCAGATCCTACACTTATAAACGCAAAGGGACATAAAACAGGTGATACAATACTACACGTAGCAGTCATGAAAGGTAGTATAGATATAGTAAAATATATACTAGAATGGGATAAAACTCATAAAACTCTAGATATAAATATAAAAAATAATGATGGAATTACACCTTTATATTATGCTGTATCAAGAGAGAAAGGTCCTCATATTGAAATTATAAATGAACTGTTAAAAAGAGATGATATTGATGTAAATGTACAAATAAGTAAACAAACCAATGTCACCCCTTTATTATATGCGGCTTTTAGTGAAGACTACAATGTAATAAAAGCGCTTTTACTACATAAGAACATTAATGTAAATCAAGGTGATGTCGATGGAGATACTCCGTTGTTAGTAGCATTAAGAGATTGTAAGACGCTGTCTGTAGAGGAACTTTTAAGACATAAAAAAATCGATGTGAATAAAGCTAATAACGATGGATTTATCCCTTTAGATTATGCAATTAAATTTTGTAAATCTAAAATTATTTCGCTTTTAGAAAAAGGCGCATACATAAATGCAGGAAAAAGTCTAATGGAATTAATTGTACTAGACGATGTGGAATTAAATGAAAAAATAAAAATACTAGAAGAAATACTAAAATGGGATAAAACTAATAATAAATTAGATCTAAATATAGAATTTCCTTTAGATAATGAATACTACAAATATATTACACCTTTAATATATGCAATCCAAAATAGTCCAACAGAAATAGTAAATATACTTTTAGAGCATAAGAAAATCGAGGTAAATAAAGCTGATGGCGTAGGAAATACTCCGTTGATATATTCATTATTACGTTGTAGAAAAGATATAGTGGATAAACTTTTAAAACATAAGGATATAAATGTGAATCAACCTAATAAGGATCATTATACTCCTTTAATAACAGCAAAAAAACATTGTAAAGATAAAGTAGATGCGCTTTTAGGTAAAGGCGCTACTGAATCTGAAACAGGCGGAGGTAAAAGAAGAAAAACAAGAAAATATAAAACACGTCGTTAAGCAGCACTTCTAGACCTATTTCTTTTTACCATGTTTGCTCCAATAAATACATTATTTTTATAAATTCGTTTAGTGACACGAAATCCATAACGATAATACCAGCCGACGAGTCTCTCGTCACTACCGGTAGTCAGCCATAAACTCCGTTTTTCTCTCGTAGCGTCTATAATTTTTTCAAGAAGTTTAGTTCCTATTTTTTCATTTTGATATTCTTTATCCACACATATGTACTGTATTTTATTTTTATTATCAACTAAGGCAAATGCGACCATGCGGTCTTTGTCAAATGTCACGAAAGATTCAGATTCAGATCTATTACGCCATGCATTTATAAAAAAAGGTATTTCACTGATATGAAATACGTTTTCTAATAATTTTTTACATAGTCTATAATGTTTCCATGTTAGTTTGACGAAGATATATTGCTTCATACTTATTTGTTAGAATATTTTATAAATCTTTTACCATATACGTACCATCTAATTTATAACCACACTTGTTCTTATAATACTCACGAGTTCCTACACCAGCAATAACAGCTACCTTGTTCCATCCAGCATTCTTAGCAATGTCTTCTGCTGTGGCCATCAGAAGCTTTCCAAAACCTCTGTGCTGTGACCCTTCTAATTCAGACCCAACACCAAGTGATGTTCCATACACATGAACCTCTCGCACTAGAGCGCAACCACGAATCTCTGGAATATATCCACCGCCAGGATTCATATCAATCCGAAGACGGAGAAATCCATAGAGGCCAATGTAAGTTTCTAGATCACCAGGCCAATAGCAGAGACGTCCAGTGAACAATGTATAGAACCACATATAGATATGCATTAGCCAGAAATCAAGTTTATGAAAGATGCCCATATTGTGAGCTTCCACAGAAATGTGATACTCGGTTCCGCCAGATGCTTCATATTTTCGCACAGCCAAGATAGGCTTCAGATTATCATGTTCCTTATCACCAATCTCCATACAACGAATACAGTGGCATTTGAGACCTTTTAGTTTCATTTGATTGTGAATGAGTTGTCGAAGATTTGACATCTTGTTGTAGCCGGCCGCGATATCAGTGCCAGGAATGTCACGCACAAGACGCTGGATTCGCACCCAAGGATTGAGACGTGTTTTGTAGTAAAGACATACATCAATAAGGTCTTGGACGTTCTTCTCAGAATATGGTGTGAAAGTTCCAGCATTATACATGTCAAGAATTTTTGACTTCACAATATGCTTATCGTCAAAAGTCTTAACGACTGCAGTAGGATAAATCTTGATGTCGTCGAACTGGAGGTCAGGATTGTTAATTGCTTCGTCAAACATCCACTTGTCTTGTTCTGGAGTGCTGCCTGGCAAGTCAGGCATAAGATGAACGACGACTTTCAGACCAGCTTGCTTCAAAAGACGAATAGCACGAATAGTGTCCTTTGTGTAGCATTTGCGATTTACCATTTTTAGAATAGCATCATCATAATGCTGGACGCCAATCTGGATTCGAGTAACACCCCAACGTCTATACTGAAGAATAGTTTCTTGACTAATATTGTCAGGACGAGTCTCAAGAGTGAAACCAATGATGCGATACTCTGTGGTCTCATTGATTCTAATCTCTTCTTCAAGAGTAAGTTGTTCTCGTTGCTTTGTGACAGTGTTGGCGGCCCAGTATAATTCACGAATGACTTGCTCTCGATACTCAAGAGGATAACTTTCCCATGTGCCGCCAGAGAAGATTACTTCAATTTTTGAACTCTGGTTTGAATCGCCGATATTACCAGTTAGTTTGTAACTATTGATTCGGCTGTTGAACTGTCCCTTTACATCAAACTTTGATTCTAGCGCTCGAAGCATAGCGGGTTCATTGGATAAATAAGAACGAGGCTGAGTAGGCTTTCCATCCATATCAGTTTCTTGAGGACAGTACGCGCAATCATACTTACAACTAAACTTATTAGGAGCAAGAACGATTGTAACAACTAGAACACCCGAATTAGAGCGCATTTGTTTCTTAATCATCCACTTACGCATCTTAGGCGTAATTTTGATAGATGAAAAGTGCTTCGTATAAATGCTGTGAATTTCACGCTTAGAAGGACTCACTTGATACTTACGCTTGAGAGCCTTTACAGCCTTTTCAGGATCATCTTTTACTTGAATGAGTTCACCAACAAACTCACAGATATCGGTTGATTCACCAGAGACAGTAGAGTCGGTATCAAGAAGATTCTCAATATCATTAGACATTTTTGATAGTTATTTTATATGGGATGAAAAAAACAATTTTTTTATTTTTCTTATATTAGACTATTTATTTCTCTTCCTTTTACAACGTGTTTTGCGTTTTGATCTCCCCCCTACAACAACAGGAGCAGGAGTTCCTAGAGGGGAACTAAGGCTTCCAGCGGCATTAATTAGCCAATTTGCACCAGAATTTAAAATAAAAATAGCATTCGCATCAGTTATTTGAGGGCGTTCAATAAAAAGACTTTGGATATAATTCATATAATTACTACGTAATATAGGATTTGCATTTCCAAAATTATCCCATAATGTGTTTATTTGGGCATCTGTTAAGCCAGGATACATTTGAGGTTTAAGTTCGTTACCTTTTGATTGAATTAAAGCTAATAATTGGGGATTTGTTGCCGCCCCTGATACATCCATCGATGCCGATGCCTGTTCCCGTGCTTGTGTTCTTGTTCTAGTGCCCGTGGATGTAATACTAGTTCCAGAATTACCAGGTCCACCAATTCCAGGATTCCCTGTTGCACCCATCGATGCCGATGCCTGTTCCCGTGCTTGTGTTCTTGTTCTAGTGCCCGTGGATGTATTACTAGTTCCAGAATTACCTGATGAGCCAAATGACTCAGTAATCATGCCAAATCCCGTATTACCGGCTGCTGGAGTACTACTGGCTGCTGGAGTACTACTGGCTGCTTGAGCCCTCTCTCGTACAATATTGGATCCTGATGAATAGGGGTCTGCTTGAGCCCTCTCTCGTACAATATTGGATCCTGATGAATAGGGGTCTGCTTGAGCCCTCTCTCGTACAATATTTTCTCTATAAGGATCTGCTCGAGCCCTCTCTCGTACAATATTTTCTCTATAAGCCTCAGCTGGAATCCTCTCTCGTACATTACCCTCTGAGGGCGCTGATGAATTCATATAATTATTAGTGATATTTTATTTTCTTATATTAGAATGGTGAGAAAAACTCGTTCTAGAAAAATGCGTTCTAGACATACAGTTAAAAAAATGAGAGGTGGTGAAACCACAAAAACCAAATATAATCCTCTATTAATAACAGCTGTAAATGAAGGTGATATAGAACAAGTAAAAAGACTTCTAAAATCTAACCCTCCGCCTGACATAGATGAAAAGGGTGTGTCAGGGGTTACTGCATTAATAGTAGCTTCAGCTAAATCTTCAACTGAAGATAGAAATCCTGAGATAGTAAAGTTACTTTTAGAAGAGGGTGCTAATGTAAATATTGAAACCGATAGTGGAATAACTCCATTAATGGGTGCGTCACTTGATGGTAATGATGAAATTGTAGAATTACTTTTGGAGAAATCTCCAGAACTAAACAAACAAGATAAAATATCAGATATGACTGCTTTAATGGCTGCGGCAAAGGGAGGCCATTATGAAGTTGTAAAGTTACTTTTAGAAGCGGGTGTTGATAAAACAATTACAAATAAAAGGGGACTTAGAGCATCAGATATTGCTGCTAAGAATAAGCACACAAAAGTAGCAGACTTAATTCGTGGGTCAGTTAGTGTTAATATTAATAATGTTCCACGAAATATGAAACCCCCACAATTAAGAAATCATTGGGCATCGTTACGAAAACTAAATCTAAGAACCAAACATCCTGTAAGAAATAATAAAAAGTAAAAAAAATTGATTTCCTATTCCTAGAAATCACAAGTATCAAAATGATTCATAGTTTTTCTGATAAGTCTATTCTTGTAAAGATAAAAGCGAAGGAATTGATTGGTATTCCAGTATGGAAAGGAAATCGCTTCATTGATTTAGAGCATGCTCAGCGAATTAGCTCTGCTATTGAAAATGTCAACAATCTAGATTCTACTGTATTCCGTGTTGTAAAGTATATTGATGGAACTGTTGAACAGAAGTATTTGGTAGATGGTCAGCATCGCCAACACGTAATTAAAAAGTATTATGAAGATAACTATTTGTTTCCTAATAATTTTGATGTGTTGGTTCATGAGAAAACAGTAGATTCTGAAGCAGATGCGATTGAGTATTTCAATGCGATTAATAATGTAAAGCCACAGCAAGACAATGACCCAAAGATGCTTGCGAATAAGTATATTGTTGCACTGGAAAAGGAATTTCGTAAACTTATTCGTCCTGAAGGGAAGGGTACAAAGCGACCATTTCTATCGAACGACTTATTGCGTAAAGGATTAGAAGAGAACGCTAGTATGCTGAAACAATCAAATGAATTTATAAAAAGATTCATTGAACGTGTTAATTCTTGGAATAAGAAAAAGATTCAAGAGTATGAACTTGGCTTGATTGAAACAAAGGAACAAAGTGTTTTAAAATCTTGTATTGAAAAGAAATTTATTCTTGCGTTTAATGTCAACCTACCTTGGATTAAGGAGTGTTTAATATTTTAATATAATTATATTATTAGATGTGTTGGAATCCTGAAGTATCATTAAATACTTTTATATTCGCTACTTTTGGAGCATTTTTTGCTTTAATAAATCATTATGATTGGAAAATAGTATTACTTGTATATGTTTTTTCATCTATGCAATTTGTGGAATATATGTTATGGAATAATTTGGAAAATGTAAAACTAAATGAATTATGGTCAAAAGTTGCTTTCGCATTAATTGTATTAGAACCATATCCTGCTATAAATCTTATAAATCAAATATCATTACGTAATTTATTCTTTGGATTATATACATTAATACTGGCTATTTTTCTACCATCACTAATAAAAAACACAAATTTTATTACAAGTGTTGGTGAAAATAAGCATCTTTCATGGGAATGGCTTCCTACAAATATTATTTATCATATAGTATGGTTATTTTTCTTTATATCTCCCTTTTATATTCTTAACTATTATATCAGTCTTATTTTTACGCTAGTAACATATTTAATATCATATTATTTATATCATAAAACGAATACTATGGGTTCAATGTGGTGTTGGATAGTAAGTTTTTCATGGCTTTATATTATTGGTGAGTCGTTTGGATTAAAAAAATGTTTGTTTTGTTGATTCTAAGCCAACATAATCAAATGATGTCCTAATGAAGAAATAAGATGCATGAATGAATGGTAAAGGCGACCAGTAAGTTGGTCTTCGTGAAAACACAATGAGTTTGTATAATAACCATAAATGTATAAATATATTACTGTTAGAAATGTTGATACAATTAATACTGACTTTATTAGTGAAGGTTTTTTACTAATAAACATATAACCACCATAAGAAACAACCATAATAATTGATACTTTATCAATAATGTTTGTAAAAAGTGTATAATGAGAATGAATAATCACAGATGTAGTAAATAATGTAAAAAATAAATATGAATATACATAATATTGATTTCTATAGGCTATTAATACATTTGTTAAAAATAAGAAAGAAGAATAAAACATTGGATTTGGTTCATGTAGTAAACTTCGCTCATAAAGATATTCTTCTAGTAGCATACCACTTATTAACGAATTATCTTTATATAATTTTTGTAATAAAATTGTGTAAATAAAATAATAAGTCCAATTACATATGTAATAAATAATTTAATGATATAAAAATTAAATTCAGTTTCAATTGGCGGATAGTAAAAATATATTATAAAAAAATTTGGAACAATTAATTGAAATAATTGTAAAGAAGTGATATATTGTTTTATAAATCGAACTTGGTTTATTTTTAATAGACATCCCAAATAATAGGAATACATGATTGTATGTACTAAAGAGTTAAATGTAGTACCAATCCAAATACAATCAACCTTATGCATATAAGATAAATGCCACATAATAACAGCACCGATATGGTGATACTTTTGAAGAAAAATTGGCGTTTTACCATTCAAATACAATAGAAATGTATCAAAAAACTCATAATACTTAGATAAATAAAAATAGTAAACAATTTTATCAAAAGTAGGATTTTGAAAATAATAATTCGATTGAAAAACAATTCCGTGAGTGTATAAAACTTGGCACATAGATAAGAAAGTCCAACCACTAAAAATAACTAATGCAGCATTATGAATTACTGAAAGTTTATATAAAAGTGTCGATTCAATACGAAAATCCTTAGGATAATTTATATAACCAGTTATAGCCACGAAGGGCGCAATATGGGGAACTAAAAATTCCATTCTTTATAATTAATGCTGTAAATTTTTAAACTACTTATTATAAATTTTTTTCATAAAGATATTTCTCTAGTAACATAG